AGTCTCTCTTATTGGTAGAGTTTCCAGTAATAGATACAGGTATACACCTTTTAATAAAGTTAATTTATCTCAACGGCTGGAAACTATATTCAGCACCCCCTTAAATGACGGGCACTACGCACTTAGATTTAAAAGGAGCAATTCTTTTCTACTTCCTACCAGTATAGTTCCCAGCAGTAACTTACTGTCAGCTAATGGTATATTTCAGTTAACAGTTAAGTTTAACATAGTTGTAGAGATTAATACTACGGGCAACTGGGTAGAAATCACTCCGGTTAACTTTAGAAGCAGGATTTATGAGCTTAGAATGATGTCAGTTCCAAACTCAATACAACTACTTTGGTCAAGGTCTGGCTCTTCTGAACCTATAATCTTTGCAGATACAGGGGTTAAGTTTGTTAAGAATACTAGGTATCGAATTAAACTAGTACCTATAATTGATAAAGCTTACGCAAGTCAGTACAACGCAACTAGTGGTCTATTTATTTACTTTTTGGAGTTTAGAGGATGACAGATTCAAATTCATACATACCGCAAGATTCACCACAACTAGAGTTTGTGTACAACAATGAATCTGATTTACAACCGGTGTATTGGCCCGTATTCTACAGCCAGTTCGTAAATAACAAAGAAGCCAATGAGTTGTATAATGACAACCCTACTCAGTATATCACATACAGCGGTGTAGACTGGAAAAGGCTTATGGTCTCCAAAGAAAAAGATGGAAGATACAGAAATTTTACAATGAAGTCTTTTTCAGGAGAGTCGTTTAACTTTTACTTTGAGCTAGGTTCTCTTTATTCTGGTAGTCCATCATTTTATTCCGGTCCAACCACTATATCGGGCGCATATAAAGTATTAACTTACTATTCGGGTGAAGTAGATGCAACTACAAACTGTATTACTTTTAGTGCTCCTGATGATAACACAACTGTATTTGTACTACCGGATATTAATACTTCAAACTACATTAAGCTACACCACAGGGCAGTAGCGTCCGGAGAGTCTTACAGACTTAGTCAATTTCTACCAAGAACGCTTATTCAGGTAGACGACTTAGAGGCTGATGTCATTGATGCAGTTACTATCCGAGTATCTGATAGTATTGTAATTAGTGCTGATGATTTAGCTCCGGGCAGTATTACTGGTGAAAAGATTCTTGCTGGTACAATCAGCGGTGTATTGATTACCCCCGGAACAATCACAGCTAATTTAATTAGCGTAGGCCAGCTAGATGCTCTTGCGTCCAACATGGGAACGCTATTTGTTAATAGCGGTATTACTATGGGCGAGTCAGGTTACCTCTGGACCGGGGACAGCGTTAGCGGTGAGGTAATACTTAACAAAGAGGGGCTTAGAGTAGATAATGCGTTCTCTTTAGGTAGTGAGGCCTTTTTACCCGGTGGCGGTAGTGTATTCGGAGTAACTACTCCAACTAAAGCTAAGCTAGCTAAATACTACCCGACAAACTACCAAACCTATAGCGAGTTATCGAATGATTATACACTCACTACTTATTCGGGTGAATTAATATTCTTCGAACTTTCATCTACGCAAGTAGGGAAAAGGGGTTTTCAGACGCAGGATAGCTTTAATGGTTACTCAACAACTATGCTAACTGGTTACCAAGCAACTAGTGGTATGAGAAACGACTACGCCAACACCTTTATAGCCACTGTAGCCTCAGGAGAGGCCTACTTATCTTTGGCGGCCGACACATGGAGTAGTAATCCGAGTAGGATAGACTTAACCGCCGGTAGTCCCGGTAATAGAGTAAGTATTCTTGGAGACGAATTAAGAGTCACAACCACAGAAGTCAACATAAAAGATACGCTTACTGTGTACAAAGATGTTTCTCAGGATGCTCCTTATTTTGAAGATTTTTCTCCTATACTTGAAGTTTCTGAAAACTATAAAGACCCGGGAGACAGCTATTTTCCTCCTACTCCTGCTGTTAGTTTGTTCACCGTAGACAATTCAGGTAATGGTTCACTAAAAGGAGACCTGACAGTTAGCGGGTCTATCAACTCTTTCGGAGCCGTTTACGGCAAATCTGGGTCTAATATTCCTTACGAATTGTCGACTAATGGAATTTTTTTCAGAGACAGTGCCGATAACTCTACGATATTTGAGGCAAGTAGTACTGGTTTGTTTGTGAGGTCTAGTACAGGGGACAGGATTATAGACGTTTCAACAAGTACGGGTAATCTTGATTTGCTTGGCGGCGACTTCTTTGTATATAACTCTACAGAAACTGCAATTGTAGCAGGGATTACTAAAACTGGAGAGGCTGAATTCAGGGGTATAACAAACACTGGAAGTATATCAACAACGGGTTCAGTGACTGCTGATACTGGTGTGCAGGTGCAGGATTCGAATGACTATAATCGTGTACAAGCTTCACAAAGCACCCTCAGCACTAGAAACAGCGCAAATACACTTACATTCACAGTAGACACTGCTACGGGTAATACAAGAGTATACGGAGACTTAAGAACAGACGGTAATTTTACTCAGTTTAACTATGGTGGTATGGCTAAAAACACAGCCCAGACAGTAAACGCAGGAGTAACCGCCAAGATAACATTTCAAACAGCCGCAACTAACGGTTTACTGGACGACACAACAAACAACCAAATTAATGTAGTTGATGCCGGTTATTACGTAGTTATGGGCGGTGTCGTAAGTACAACAGTCGGATTACCTTGGCAAATAGTTACCGGTGGTGCTTATAATTCCGGTATAATTTTAAACGGAGTAACTCAAGCAGACGGGCGTGCTTACGTAACTAAATTACTTTATTTAAACGCAGGTGGTGAGTTAGAGTTATGGTTAAGTAATACTGGTGGTACTAACGCCGCCATCAGTACGGGAACTAATGGCGCATTTTTAAGTGTAGTAAAGGTAGGGTAACATGATAGAAGTAATTCAAATTTTCCCACGAATAACTAGGGTAGAGCTTGAAGAGAGTTTTAGAGTAGAGCCGCATGAGGAATGGGCACTGGGTGTTATTAGACAAGAAAGAAACAGACTTCTTGCAGAATCTGACTGGAGAGTTCTTCCTGATTCTCCGATTACTAACAAAGTAGAGTGGTACGAATATAGGCAGAAGCTAAGAGACTTACCAGAAATTGCAGTAAACAATAATTTTATTAACACACCGTGGCCCGAAATTCCACTTGACAACTGACCATAAACCTATTATAATGGAGGGTGAATTGATTACATCACCAACAAACATTGACTACATGATAGACCAAGTGCGTTTACGTCTTGGAGACTTTGATGGTACTATCTATTCAGAGACTTTAGTAAGAACTGCTCTTATTTCGGGTATTAAATACCTACAAAAGAGGTGGCGCAGTAAGTATCAGGTTGTTACTTCGGGAACTTACACGGGTGACAATGGTTCTTCACCGAGTGGGTATGCTCAAGCGTCAACCATTGATGGTATTGCTGACATTCCCATTGGTCTATCAGTTAACGATGTATTTAGAAATCCTTTTGTTGTTTTTGGACAAGAACAACCGCCGGTTATTGAGCAGAATGATGAGGATGCCATTGTTTTGGCAACAGCATACATTGTTCACTTAGCTAAGCTAACCAATAGCTCATCGGCTTTTGTGTCATGGTCAACAGAGGACATTAGGTTTACAAATACAACCGCCGCTAACACTATGAGAGCGGTACTTGAAACTTTACAAACAGAGCTGAACACTGTGTTTGCTACTAGAATAGCACAACCAACAATGAGTCGTCAGCCTGTTAATATTATTACGGGGACTAAGGTCTACTAAAAGGAGAATGTATGGGTAAGGGTGAAAAACCAAAGATGTTGTACGTGGGGGACTTCCCAGTCCCCACTGGATTTGGAATTGTTTCAAAGAATCTGATTAAACATTTCAAGAAGGACTATGATATTTATGTAGTCGGGGTAAACTACTACGGTGATTATGACCCCTTGTGTGATGGGTTGAAGGTTTACCCTGCAACTTCAGGAGATGGTGAAATCTACGGTTTTGAAAAGACTTATCGTCTTCTGATGCAACTCCAACCAGAGGTCTGTTTTATCCTTAACGATGTTTGGATTGCGGCCGAGTACGCACAACGAATCGAGGCGTACAAGAAAGAAATGCCGGATGCTAAAACTAAGTTTATTCTTTACACACCTATTGACGCAGAGAATATCAAAGAGGACTTTGTCAAACCAGTAGATGCTGTATTCGACGCAATTATTACTTACACTGAGTACGGTGAGCATCAGCTTATTGAATCTGGCGCAAACTTGAACAAAGTGTTTTCAATTCCTCATGGGGTAGAGTTCAACACATTCAAGAGAATGGACAAGGTAAAAGTTAAAAAGGCTATGAAGATGAAAGAGGACGATTTTGTTGTACTTAACGTATCAAGAAATCAACCACGAAAACGTCTTGACCTGTTCTTCTACATTTTTGCAGAGTTTGTTAAGCGACACAATCTTCCTAAGAATGTTCGGGTGTACTACCACGGCGCACTTCGGGACTATGGTATTGATATTATTCAGTGGTGTAAGTATCTGGGTATTGAGGACCGACTAGCAATTAGCCGACCCGACCTTACCCCATCGACCGGCCTTACTGACGAACAAATGAATATGGTGTATAATTGTGCAGACGTGTTTTTTACTACTACGGCCGCAGAGGGTTGGGGACTTCCAATCGCAGAGGCTATGTCAGTAGGTGTTCCTTGCGTACTTCCAGCGCACTCGGCTCTTAATGAGTGGCCGGCCGGTAATGCACTGATGGTAGATTGTTATCCATTTCCAAGTCTTACGGACCGAGGACTTAACACCATTCACCACATTATTGATGTGGACAAAGCTGTAGATGCTCTCTATCTTTTGTACACTAACCACGAACTTCGGAAAGAAATCGGTGATAAAGCCGAGAAGCATATCAGACGGGCTAAATTTGACTGGGCCGTTATTGCAGACCATTTTAAAGCTGTGATAAAATCACTCAAGGATTAATGATTATGGACAAGAATTTGGAGTTGGCAAGCAAGTATGCAAGACGTCTCTTGACAAAGCTTGAACAACTTGGTATACTTAATAGCGTTGTGAGGAAATACGTTTTGGATGAGATGAATAATCTCGCCCGAGAGTTATCCAATAACAATAAATCAAATCAAAGTAAGTAGAGGAGTAGTGAACGTATGGGTTTCGGTAACATGTTGAACAATGCAAAGTCTGTTGTGAGTGAGGGCAGTAATGGCCAGCGTATGCCTAATGTTTTCTTGGACATCAAGGAGGGCAGTCGTACATTCCGTTGTATTCCTGACCCAAGTAACCCATCAGAGCCAATGCAGGGTGAGATTGTCTGGAGTGTTTGGATTCCGGTAATCAAGGACGGTGCACGCACCGAGCGTCGTGTCTTTATCGACGATTCAGCCCGTCCATTGTTGGCAGAGTACGATTCAGTTATGAAGTTGGGTGAGCGTGAGGCACTTAGTCGCAAGGTTAAGTTGCGCTTCTTCCTCAACGTGTTTGACCGCTCTCGTGTGATTAAGCTTCCGGAGGGTGACTTGATTTATGCAAATCATCTTAACGAGTACTGGAAGAAAGAGGGCACCGGTCTCAAGCGGATTACAGATATTCGCCCAGAGCCAAACAACAGCATTATGGTTCTTGAGGGTAGCGTGAGTGCTCGCTCAGACCGCCGTGGTGGACTGTTGAACGACATTGATGACTTGTCAAAGACCGTGTGGGAAGAGGTTCCGGTCTTTGAAAAGGACGAGAACGGTAAGCCCACCTCAATCCCTGCTGTAGACAGCAAGGGTATGCCAATCACGGAGTTGGTTCTTATGCCAATTACCAAGGTTGACATTGAGCTTAAGACTAGCGGTACGGGCTTGGCTACCAAGCGTACTGTTAGTGCAGGTATCAACCGTGAACCACTTCCTCATCAAGTACTTGCTCTTCCGCTGTACGACCTGAAGTCATTCACTCGTCCTTGGAGTGTAGATGCAATCCGCTCTCTCTTGGATGGTATGGATTACGGCGAGGTTATGAAGCAACACAAGTACCAGTACGTACCGCAGTTGTTGACTGACGATATTTTCTAGGCGAGGTCTGGTTTGTTCGGGGCGTGAGAAATCACGCCCCAATCTTTTTATTTGAGGTGAAAGATGAACTATAAGACAGACTGTCCCAACTGCGGTGGTAATGACTTCTACGTTACCCCACACAATGGAGTAGGTTACTGCTTCCATTGTAGCTACCTAGAGCGTTCAGATAATACAAACGACCGCTCACACAAACCTAAAGCAGATATAGAATCTATTAGGAACTTCTACAATCTAGCTTCTAGGTACTACCACAGTGCATTAAATAAAACCGCCGTAGATTATCTACACAAGCGTGGTTTTACAGATGATATGATAGAGGAGTTACAAATAGGTTACATTCCTTTGGATATGCCAGCGCACTTTAACTCAGAACTTGCAAGGGACTCAGGTCTCTACGTCAGCGGTAAGTCAGTTCTGGGTAATCGCATTTCTTTTCCCTACTTAGTAGGCCGTTCAGTTACAGATATCCGTGCACGAAGTCTTGACCCCGATGAGGAGACTCGTTATAAGTCACCGCTTGGTTCAGCAGAGTTACGTGGGGCAGTATTTCCATACAACTACCGCTACTCAAAAGTAGACCACGTAGTTACAGAGGGCGAGATTAAATCAGTCTTGTCTAGCAAAGCAGGAATTCCTGCTGTAGGACTTCCCGGGATAACCTCATGGCGTTCCATGACTTCTAGCACACAAGTCAAGCAGACAATCGTTTTCGATTCTAGTAAAATTAAGCACAGTCGTGAGACTGTATTTAGGGCTATTGACAAATTAGCAAGTAAGCTTTATAATCCTTACGTTGCTTTACTTCCTTTACTCGGTGGTGAGAAGATGGACATAGATGAGTTCATTCTTTTAAAGGGTGAGGAAGAATACCGAACAATCATCAACAACGCTCTACCATACCACGAGTGGGCGAAATTACAGAGGAGGACTAATGTATACTGACACGACAGCGGAATGGCGATTACTCTCAACACTGATGGACAACCCGGAGATTATGCACTCAATCACTAAACAAATTTTCACGGAAGAGCGTCAGGATGTATTTGATGCTATGAAGAACACCTACATCAAGTACGGTGAGTTGAGTTATGAGGGTCTTCGTATCGCTATGAATGGTAACATTCCGCCACAAGTCACTAGCGGAGTTGTTGCAAACCAACGGGCCCTAGTAGATGAGCTAGTTTTGATTGCTCGCCGACGACAACTGTATCTTGCTTCTAAAGAGTTGGAGGAGCAGAGTAAGCGGTTTAATCCTGACGAAGTAGCTATTGCTAGCGCACTTGACTTTGACCCTATTGCACCTACGGCAGACAGTACGATTATTCCGGGTGCTCAGAAGATGCTTGGTGACTTGTTTCAAAAGACCGCCGGACAATACAAATTTACTCACACCGGTCTGAAGTTCTTAGACCAGATGCTTGGCGGTGAGTGGATGCCCAAGACACTCTCTATTCTCATGGCAAAACCGGGCACAGGTAAAACTGCTTTGGTTGGTCAGAGTATGTTAGAGATGGCTCTGCAATATAACATACCCTCTTTGTTATTTAGTCTCGAGATGGCTAAGGAACAGCTTGTTATGCGCTGGGTATCTTACATGCTCGAGATTGACTCTTCTCAGCTTTTGGTAGGGCGTATTACAGCTAACCAACGTAAGCAAGTTGAAGAGGCAGTAATGAAACTTCAACAACTTCCTATCTTTGTTATTGATACACCGAGCATTCGTTTGGACCAGATTCAAAAGGAGATTAAAGACTTCGCAGGTAAGGGCGGTAAGGTTGTATTTTTGGACTACATTCAGATTGTCAACCACATGAGCACCGGACTTCGTAATTACGACTTGGGTCAAGTAGCTCAGGCACTTAAGGAGTCTGCCAAGGAAAATGGAGTAGCAGTTGTGTTGCTTTCACAAATGAACAAGGGAGGAGAGGGAATGGACGCTATTCGAGACTCCGGTGAAATTTCGCAGATTGCGGACACAGTGCTAGAGCTGTCACCCATTGACGACTTCGCAAACGTGGACGGTCTTCGTGCTATCAATCTTAAGTTTCATAAGAACCGCAACGGTCGTTTGGGAACTTCACCGGTAGTGTTTAATGGTGCGTTCCAGAAGTTTATCGCATGAAGAACAGAATTACAGAACCTAAACCTATAACAAGTAAAAACAACTTTAAGGAAGTAGACAATCGGCGCAAAGAGATTAACCGATTAAACCGTCAACGGGCGAAAGCTATGGAAAAGCGAGTAGCCCGTTATCTAGACGGAACACAAACACCACAATCAGGAGCAGGGTCAGCTAAGGGAGATATTCTAATCGACTTCACAAACCGCCCGGGCAAGTACATGATTGAGTGTAAACTCAGCGAGGTACGTAAGGATAATGTACCCACTATGAAGTTGTACAAGCTCTGGTTTGACAAGATGATTAAGGACGCTAAATCTATGCGTGCTTTGTTTCCTGTCCTTGTGTATCACTACCACGATGTTTCAGGTGACTTTATTTTGGTAGCCAAGAATGACTTGAACAAACTCAACATTTATCCTGAACAAATAAACGAAGCAGAACCGGTTACTCACACACACAATACAAGTGCTAAAACCGTAGTGGTTAGTTTAACTCGGTCGCAGTTATCAAACAAGCCGCCCTACTATTCTTTACTTGAGGTAAACGATGTGGTATACTATCACATGAGTCTTGAGTATTACAGGGACTTACTGAAAGGAATCTAGATGAACAAGCTACAAATCAACGAGTCTGTGTTTGATAGTATTAAGGGTAAGCAAGTAAGTATCGAAGTAAACCGCTCGGGCTTTACTGCCCACCAATTAGGACCGATAAAGTTCCTAGGCATGGCAAAGCAAAAGTTGACTGAGATGGTTAACGCACCAGACAAACGTACAAAGGACGGTAAATCTTACACTCCGGTTATGTTTGCTCTTCTGTTCGAGGGAGATTCACGACTAGTATTTGTAGAGGAAGACACTACCGTAGTTGTAAAAAGCGACGGTGTTCGTCTGATACTTGACAACCTGTATGTAGATGTGGTAGAATGTAACCATGAACTACACAATCATTAAATCTACATCACATCTTAAATCAGTCC